TCCGAGAGCTGGACACCAGGCACAGACACTTCAGAATCATGGACAGCAATTTCAGATAACGCGGAAACTTGGCAAGCAATTGCATAGGAGTAAATCATGGCAGATACCACAACCACAAACCTACTACTCACCAAGCCAGAAGTGGGGGCCAGTACCGACACCTGGGGTACAAAGATCAATACCGACATGGACACCATTGATGCCGCATTCAAGGGCGATGGAACAGGTACTTCTGTCGGCCTCAATGTCGGCTCTGGCAAGACGCTGGCGGTGGCGGGGACGCTGACAAGCACCGGCACTTCATCCTTCTCTGCTAACCCAACATTCTCTGGCGGCACAGCCAACGGGGTAGCCTACCTTAACGGCAGCAAGGTGCTTACAAGTGGTAGTGCAATACAGTTTGATGGTACTAATTTAGGATTGGGTGCTGCTGCGAGTTATGCACTTGATATTCAAACATCCGCAGCAAATATTCGTGTAGCTCCGGCTGTTGGTACAAACAACTCACTTACTCGATACGTTAATACTGGTGGAACTTTGTACGTTGGTCTGGACAATAGTGCTGGTGGAGTAAGCGGAGCTTACAACGGAAATATGTGGCATACAGGCGCATATTCTTTGGTATTTGGTACAAACAGTTTAGAACGCGCCCGTATTGACTCCAGCGGTAACGTAGGGATAGGGGTTACTCCTAGTGCTTGGAATACATACAAAGCCTTAGAGATTGGTCGTGTTGGCAACTATTTTGCTGGCTACAGCGGTGGAACTGAATTAACTCTTGGCGCAAATGCTTATTACAGTACGGGATGGAAATACGCTGTTACTGGCGCACTTGCTACTCGTTATATGACTGACAATAGTGGCGGTCATTATTGGTACAACGCCCCATCAGGCACAGCAGGAAACGCCATTAACTTTGCTCAGGCGATGACGCTGGATGCCAGCGGTAACTTGCTGGTGGGGGCTACAACACCAGTTTCAGCTTCTCGTTTTTACGGGTCTGGTAATTTAGCATCACTTAATGGCTTGGGTCTAAACCACACCAGCGCAAGTGGAACAGCTTATTTTGGTTATTTTTTGTATAACAGTGCCGCAGTTGGACAAATAACTTCAACTGGAACGGTTTGTTTGTTTACATCACTTTCCGATTATCGGTTTAAAGAAAATGTACAACCAATGCAAAATGCGTTGGCAACCGTATCTAAATTAAAGCCAGTTACTTACAAATGGAAATCAGATGGTTCTGACGGTGAAGGTTTCATTGCCCATGAATTAGCTGAAGTTTTTTCTCACGCTGTAACTGGTGAAAAAGATGCCGTTGACAAAGATGGAAACATAAAGCCACAAGGAATTGATACAAGCGTTTTAGTAGCCACTTTAACCGCCGCAATACAAGAACAGCAAGCACTAATCACATCCCTCACCGCCCGTATCACGGCACTTGAATCAACCTAAAGGAAATATCATGACTACTACTTGGAAAATCACCCAATGTGACCGCCTCATTGCAGACGGTTTTATCACCACGGCACACTGGACAGTAAGCGCTGTTGACGGCGAATACTCTGCATCAAGCTACGGAACTTGCGGATTTCAAGACGCAACGCCATCCAGCCCATTTGAAAAGGTGACGGAGCAGGACGTATTGAAATGGTGCTGGGCCAGCCGCGTGGATAAGGACGCAATAGAAGCAAGCCTAGCCGCCAATATTGATTTGCAAAAGAATCCCGTTGTCGCGCAAGGACTGCCGTGGCAGTAATCACCGTCATTGCTGCGCTATGGCTGTTCTACGTCTTTTACGTTTTCACGATGGGCGTGTACCGCGTGCAACTTGCAGGTAAGCTAACGGGCCTGTCTAAGGTGCTGCTGATGCCGTTTGTAGTGATTGCAGTGTTGATGGATGTGGCGTGCCAAATAACGGTGGCGACAATAGCCTTTGCGGAGTTGCCAAAAGAATGGCTAGTCACTGCAAGGCTGCAACGGTACATAGCCGGTGATGATGGATGGCGTAAGACAGTAGCAGTTTATATTTGCAATAATTTACTTGACCCTTTTGACCCCAATGGAAAGCACTGCTAATGTTTGATATAACTCAATACACGCTGAATAAAATTCTTTTGGCTATCGGCTCTTTGGCTGGTGTGAGCATCATGAATGTAATGTGGCAGCCAAAGTTTATTAGGCACAAAGGAATTATTGCGGCTGCAATGATTAGCACAGCCATTGCAATCACTATTGCGCTAACAGCGGGTGGCGCAATATTGATTTGGCTTGGCGTTGACCAGACCAAGGCAGACATGGTTCTTTTTGTCGGTGTAAGCATCGGTGCGCTTTCACCATTTACGTTAAACGCATTGCGTAATTTCTTTGAGAAGTACGAGGACAAAGACATCTTGGAATTACAGGATGCCGTAAAGGGTGTCAAAAAATGAGCCGCATGATTGTCGAGTTTTGGCTGCTGCTAGTAATGGGCTTTAGCGCCATAGCGATACTGCTATCGGTAGTCCTTACTCACCGACGCCACTGGCAAGAACAAGACAAGATTTTCCGAATAGGTTTTTTATTGCTGTGCCTTGGGCTTGGTGTGCAAACATTTCGTTCCATCCATTTTTTGCAATTTGGAACGTATCCGGTAGATTTTTATTTCCCTACATGGATAGTCAAGGACGCAGGCTTTTGTCTGATTGTGTACTCTAAATTCATAGAATCTAATGGCAATCCGTGAACCAAAATGATAGACCCTATAACTGCCTTTGCGACTGCCCAAGCCGCGATAAAGGGGGTGCAGGCCGCTATCAAGATGGGCAAAGACATCCACGCCATTGGCGGGGAGATGATGAAGTTTTTCGAGGCAAAGGATATTGTCCAAAGGGAGGCGTCCAAGCCTAAGAGCAGTTTTGCTAAGTCAGATACAGCACAGGCGTTTGAGATAGTAATGCAGGCCAAGCAGTTGGCAGATGCTGAGAAAGAGTTAAACAATTACATGGTGATGTCGGGGAATGCCGACCTTTGGCAGCAGTTAATGGTGGAGCGCAACAACATCATTAAGCAGCGCAAGGTAGAGGAAATACTGTCAGAGAGCAAGGCCAAGAAGCGCAAGGCAGAGATTGATGATTTATTGACCTGGCTAATTGGTGGTGCACTTGCGCTGCTGTTGCTAGGTTTATGTTTTTGGTGGCTTACGTTACTTTTGGGGAAATAAATGCTGACTATTCTTTCTACTCTCATATCTTTTTTAATGGGCGGCTTGCCTAAACTGCTGGACTTCTTTCAAGATCGCAACGACAAGAAGCATGAGCTGGCGCTGGCAGCCATGCAGATTGAGCGCGAATTAGAACTACGCAAAGCAGGCTTTGAGGCGCAGGAACGTGTAGAGCAAATACACAGTCAGCAACTGGAATTAGAAACAACTGCCAAGGCCAACGAGAACCTGGTCAATGCACAGGTGGCTGAGATGAATGCCATCTACAAGCACGACGAGTCTCTGGGAGAGGGGACATCACAGTGGATAAAGGACTTACGTGCCGGTACGCGCAGTTTCATCACTATGGGATTCTTTTTGCTGCTGTGCTTTGTTGACGTAGGTATGTTTATCTATGGGTACAACAATGGTGTGGCGTTTCCTGCGCTGGCTGAGAAGCTGTGGGATAGCAATACCCAGGCACTGTTCGCATCTATTGTCGCGTTTCATTTTGGTGGCAGAGCCTTTGGAAAATGATCTGGACCCTGGTGCTGGTTACAGGTATCAACATGAACTCAATAATTATTGTCGGTTATTTTGAGTACGAGGCTGCCTGCCAGAAGGCAGCTAAAGAGTGGCGCGACCTGGGCTACAAAGTGGGGTGCGTGCAAACGCAAAAGAAATGAAAGTATCAGCAAAAGCACTTTCCATGATTAAGCATCACGAGGGGACTAGGCAGCGTCCCTATCGTTGTCCAGCTCTGCTTTGGACTGTTTGCGTTGGCCATGTACTGTACCCAGCGCAGGGTAAGCTAAAGCTGGAAGAACGCAATGGATACCCATTAAGGCCAGAGGATGACCGCCAATGGACTATAGAGGAGGTTGATGGAATACTTGCAGCAGACCTGGAGCGCTTTGAGCGCGGAGTGGAGCGTTTCTGTCCTGTCGTTCTTACACAGGGTCAGTTTGATGGTCTTGTCAGTTTCTCTTTTAACGTGGGCCTTGGGACACTCCAGCGTAGTACGTTACGCCAGAAGGTGCTACGCGGGGATATGGAAGGCGCTGCGGACGAGCTTTTAAAGTATTGCATGGCAGGCGGTAAACCTTTGAAGGGTCTACAGAATCGGCGTAAGGATGAGCGCGTCCTATTTTTATCCTAATGGTTGCAAAATAAAACTATGGCCATCCAGCAAAAACTTGAGACTCCGACACCGCCTAATCTGGGTTACCCACCAGAGGAGTACGAGCGCCGAAATTTCAATGAGTCCAATGGCGCGCTGAATGCTTACTTCAGGAAGCTGACTTCGGTACTTGGCTCTATCTTTGGAGTCAGGGGTAGTAGGTACATCAATGCCCCGTATGGCGCCTTTCAGAGCACAGCAGACCAGACGGCAGCGGCCATCAATACCGCGTATGCGATGACGTTTAATACGACTGATTACACCAATGGGATTACGGTGGTCAGCAATTCGCGTATTACGGTAACAGACTCTGGCATCTACAACCTTCAGTGGTCTGGGCAGTTTGAGAATACAGCCAGCGCAGACCATGATGCAAGGGTATGGATTAAGATCAACGGGACAAACCTTGTCGGCTCTACAGGATTTGCTGGGATACCATCTAAGCATGGATCAGTCAATGGCCACACGATAGTTTCCTGGAACTACTTTTTATCACTTAATGCCAACGACTACGTTGAACTTTGGTGGGAGACTGATAGCACCGCAGTCAGCATCCAGGCATACGCTGCTGGATCATTTTATCCATCTACCGCGTCGCTGATTGCGACCATGCAATTTGTGTCGAACACAATGTGAGAACGTCATGTACATACCCTTGAAAATACCACCAGGAATCTACCGTAACGGAACTGAGTACCAGTCATCTGGGCGTTGGTACGACGCTAACCTGGTGCGCTGGTACGAGAATACTCTGCGCCCTATTAATGGGTGGCGTAAACGTTTTAGCTCTCAGACTGCGATGTCTGGAAAGTGCAGGGGCCTGATTACCTGGCGTGATAACACTAATGACCGTTGGATCGGAGCCGGTACGCACACCAAACTGTATGTGATGAACGAGTCAGGCACACTCAAAGAGATTACCCCGATAGGATTCACGGCAGGTATTGCTGACGCTACTTCGTATACCGGCTACGGGTACGCTGCCTATGGAAACTTCGCGTATGGCGTCCAGCGCCCTGACTTGGGTGACGTTATTAGCGCAACGACCTGGTCAATGGATACTTGGGGTGAGTACCTGATAGCCTGCTCAAGCGCTGATGGAAAGCTATACGAGTGGCAGTTAGGGTTTACAACGCCTACGCTGGCAGCGGCCATCACCAATGCACCGACAAGCTGCAAGGCGGTAATGGTCACAGCAGATCGGATTGTGTTTGCTTTGGGTGCTGGCGGTAACCCGCGAAAGGTAGCCTGGTCAGATCAAGAGAACAATACGGTATGGACTGCCGCCATAGACAATTTGGCGGGTGACTATGAACTGGCAACGGCAGGAACTTTGTTGGCCGGTAAGCGCGTCAAAGGTGTTAACTTACTATTTACTGACGTTGACGTACACACAGCTCAGTACATCGGTGCACCATTTGTTTATGGGTTTGAGAAAGCTGGCAGCGGGTGCGGTTTAATCTCTGCTCAGTCTGTGGCAGCTATAGACACTTCAGCCATTTGGATGAGTGGATCAGGTTTCTGGATATACGATGGGTACGTCAAGCCATTGCCTTGCGATGTTTCAGACTACGTTTTCAACGACATAAACCTGACGCAAAAGTCAAAAATCTACGCTGTACACAATAGCAAATTTGGTGAGATATGGTGGTTCTATCCGTCCAATGACTCCAATGAGAACGATTCCTATGTGACGTACAACTACCGAGAAGGCCACTGGAACATAGGTACATTGTCTCGCCTCGCTGGTGCTGATGCTGGCGTATTCACTTACCCCATCATGGTGGATAGTAGCGGCTACATCTACGAGCATGAGGTCGGCTTTGCTTACGACTCAGCTACCTTGTACGCGCAATCTGGACCCATTGAATTGGGGCTAGGAGATAACATAATGCACGTCAGGCAGGTTATTCCAGACGAGCAGACGTTGGGAGAGGCAGTCGTTTCGTTCACGTCACGTTTCTATCCTACTGGTACGGAATCTATTCATGGGCCATTTACGGCTGCAAACCCTACTTGTGTACGGTTTTCTGGGCGCCAGGTAGAAATTAAGGTGACGGGTAACACTTTGGCCGATTGGCGGGTTGGGGTTATGCGCCTTGAGGCGACAGCCGGTGGGCTGCGGTGACAGACCTGGAGGACTTACATAGGCTGCGCCAGCAGGTGCAATCGGCTTTAGAATACTCCGGAGGCACACACACATTTGACGATATAGCCCAGGCGGTAACCGAGAATCGGTTTCAGGTATGGCCAGGCGTCAATTCGGTGGTAGTGACCGAGATCATTGTCTATCCGCGAATCAAGAACTTGCATTACTTCTTGGCTGGCGGCGACCTAGATGAACTCAAGCTGATGCGACCATACATCGAGCGTTGGGGTAAGAGTTTAGGTTGCACGCGAGTTACTCTCGCAGGGCGTCAGGGCTGGGCTAAGACGTTTCTGCGAGATGAAGGATACGAACCTAAGTGGTTCATTTTGAGCAAGGAACTTTGATATGGCTGGATCAGGACCAAATAGATCAGAAACACCAGAGGTACTATCTCAGACTCAAGGGTTTGGAATGGTTCCTGTCTATATAGAACGCCGAGATGGATCAAAAATAGTAACAGGGTATAAGTTTGATGCGGAGACTGCTGCACGTCAAGGAATAGTACCAACGCCTAAACCTGCTGCAATTCTTGCAGAACAAGAAAGACTAGGCGGTAAAGAGATTGAGCCTGTTTATGCACAAGGAACAATATCGCGTGGTCAAGGTGGCTCAGAAACAGTACCTTACGGTCCCCCTATCGGATATCGCTATGACAACGGGCAGAGCCAGTACGTTAACTTTACTCCCAGTGGTGAGTACCAAGGAACACAAAAAAGAGTCGGAGGACTTGAAGGTGCTTTGCCAGCACTGGCTATGCTTGCGTTGCCATTCCTTGGACCGATGGCATTTGAAGCACTAGGCTTAACTGGAGCTGGCGCTGGTGGCGCTGGCCTATTGGGTGCTGAAGGTGCTACCGCTGCGCTTGGTGCTGGGCAGGTTGCTGCTGCTGCACCATTGGCGTTTTCTCCAGAGATGATTGCAGCTGGTGCATTCACGCCTGGTTCAATTGGTGCTTATGGAGCTTCTCAAGGATTGTTAAATGCAGCTCAATTGGCTGCTACTTATGGAACTGGTGGAAGTCTATTATCTGATTTGGCTTTAGCTCCTACGGCTACACCTGGAACACCACCTCCACCTAATATTGAAGCGACTATTCCTAGTGGTCCTACTCCGACTGCACCTCCACCACAATTAACACCAGCAGCAATAGAGTCTGGAATTGGGACTCCTGGTTATGGAGTAAATGCTTCTGCTATTGAATCGGGTTTGTTTAATCCTGAAACAATTGGCGCTGGTGCATATTTGCCATTTCAGGGTGTAACCCCTACAGCAGCGCCGCCAGTAGAGCCATCAAAACTTCCATCATTTGTAACACCAACAAACGCATTACTAGCGGCAAGTGTCTTATCAAGTGTTGCAAACGCAAACAAGACTGAACCCACAGCAGCACCTTTCACGATGGCGCCTTATGTGCCACCATCAGGTAAGCCATTTGCAAACCTTGGTATGTCACCTATCGCAACCCCGTACACACCGACAAGGATTCTTGGACAGTACGACCCTACAAAGACACCTGGCGGCGTTAGCCCTTACGAGCTAATCATGCAGCAGATGCAGGCGCCTAAGAACTTGTACGCTGACTTTGAGGCGGGTACAAATATTGGCGGGTACGACCCTCAAAGGTTTGTTACTCCAGCACCGCCAAACAACATGGGCGGGATGATTGACAAGTCGAGGATGGTGGGTCCCGACCCGATGGGTCCAGATAACGGGTTTGCGTCTATACAAGATGGTGAGTTTGTGATGAACCGCAAGGCCACACAAAAGTATGGCATCGAGTTAATGAACGCAATCAACAGCGGCAAGATTTCTAAGGGCAAGCTATCCGGCTTGCTGGAAGCATAAGGAGCACGATTATGAGCAAAGGCGGCGGCACACAAACGAGTACGACTAGCGTTGATCCAGACATCAAGAAGGCGTACTTAGAGAACTATCAGCAGGCGCAGGGCGTGGCGGCATCACTACCGCAGCAGCAGTTTGCGCCAATGAACGCTATGTACCAAAGTGGTGAGCAGGCGCTGACAAATGCTGGTCTTGCTGGCCAGGGACTGACGTCAGTGGACCAGGCTGCAATGCTTACGCAACAGGCTGCCGGTCCGCGTAACCTGTCACTTGCGCAGGGTCCTGGGACACTTGGCAGCTACATGAACCCGTACTCTCAGGGCGTTACGCAAAATGCTTTAGCTGACTTGGAGGCATCACGTCAGAACGCTTTGCGTCAGACTTCTCAGCAAGCGCAGCAGGCTCGCGCCTTTGGCGGTTCACGCCAGGGTGTTGCAGAGGCGCAGACAAACCTTGGATTTACCAAGCAATATGGTGACCTATCAGCGCGCCTTAATGAGCAAGCATTTAACCAGGCTATGGCGGCGCAGGGACAGGACAGATCAAATCAGCTGATGGGTGCGCAGCAATTAAGTGGCATTGGTGGCCAACAGCAGGCACTACGCCTTGGTGGTGCGCAGCAGGTTATGGGAGCTGGTGGAGCACGCCAGCAATTGGAGCAGCAGCAGCTCGATGCTATGCGCAACCTAGCCACTCAGCGCCTTGGTATCCAGCAGACGGCTCTGGGTATGCAGCCTGGCAACCTTGGACAGACCACAAGCACACCGCTGTACCAAAACCGTGCCGCTGGCGGCTTGGGTGGTGCTCTAGCTGGTAATCAAATTGGCGGTGGATTAGGCGCCGCACTCGGTGGCTTGCTTGGATACTTCGGTTAAAGGGGAAACATCATGGCAGATTTTGATTTAGGTGGCCTGCTGTTTGGCAATGCGCCATCCAGCGGCCTAGAGGGTTACCTAGACCCAGAGCAGCTAAAGCGTATGCAGCAACAGGGCGTCATGCAGGCGGCTATGGCGCTGCTCAAGTCATCCGGTCCTAGCTCGACTCCCATTGGTATCGGCCAGGCTTTAGGCGAGGCGTATGGGGCTGGGCAGACGGGTTATCAGCAGGCGCAGCAGCAGGGCATTGCTGGATTGCTGACCAAGCAAAAGCTGGAGGAGGCAAAGCGTGCGCAGCAGATGCAAGAGGATTACGCCAAGATGGTTATGCAACTAACTGGTGGACAAGGACCAGTTACAGGTTTAATGACTCCAGAGTCTGCATTGGCCGCACCGCCTACAGCAGACTTACCAGCAGGACCAACTGTTGCTAGGGCTGAGATGATTGGTCAACCTACTCGCAATCTAGGTGGCGGTGGTGGGGCAATGCAGCGCGGTACTTTGACGCCGCAAATGGCTACGCTACTTTCGCAGATGACACCAAAAGAAGGCATCCAAGAACTGTACAAGCTATCGCAGCCACCAAAGACGCAAGGCCAGGCATTCAAAGCTGCTGATGGAAATTATTACATTCAGACAGAAAACGGTGGCGTGATACCAGCGCCAATTGCACCGGCTGATCTAGGTGCTGAAGAATACGGTGCACCAGTAGCGCAAGTTGTTAACGGACAAGTTCAGATGGTCCAGTACAACAAAAAAGGCGAACCCAGGATTGCTCAAGATACTATGCCTTACGAGGCACAGTCACCTGATATTCGTGCGGTGGAGTACCTTTTAGGTAAATCACTAGGTGGAACTGGTGCTAGTGGCATGGGCCAAGTTGGTGATTATCGTAGAACACTTGCACCAATAACAAAGGTCAATGTTCCTGTTGATATGACTGGCGGTCAAAAAGGCTTTGAAAATGAAATGTCTTTGGGTAAAGCATTTAAAGCCGAACCAATCTACAAAGATTTCAGCGATATGCAATCTGCATACGGACAGGTAGTTTCATCCTTAAAGCAAGGAACTCCAATTGGTGATGTTGCTGGCGCTACTAAGGTAATGAAACTGCTTGATCCTGGCTCTGTTGTACGCGAGTCTGAACTTGGTATTGCAATGGCCGCTGCTGGTCGCATGGATCGTTTACAGAACTACTTTAGCAACATGATGTCAGGTCAAAAGCTGACACCTACTCAACGTGATGATTTCCAGAGTTTGTCTAATGAACTTTATGCGGCTGCTGGTCAGGCTTACAACAAAAAGCGTCAAGAGTACGAGGCATTTGGTACTTCATACGGATTCAAAAACCTTGGCACTGCACTTGGAGAACAGGCAAAAATTCCGTCTTTGATGGGTGGTGGACCTGGTGGAACGCAAAGAAAGCCATTAGGCGATATTTTTAAGCCTAGAGTACCATAAGGATTAAATCATGGATGATCTAAAAATTAAGATCAAAGAGGCTAAATCTGCTGGATATCAAGATGATGAGATCATCAAGTATCTTGCCTCAATGCCTGATCTAACTCAAAGCATTACAAGCGCAGTAGAGAACCAATACGCACCAGCAGAGATACTTAAATTCTTGTCTGAGCGTAAGTCTCCTGCTTACGAGGCCGGCGCCAAAAAGTCTGAACTTGAAAAAGGTTTCTTGACTGCGATGCAGGGTCCGACATTCGGCTTCTATGATGAACTTGCCGGTGCATTGGCGGCTCCCGTTACTGCCTATCAAACTGGTAAACCGCTATTCGAGGCGTATCAGCAGGAGCGTGATATACGTCGTGGAGCTGCTGAGTCCTACATGAAGGAAAACCCCTGGACATCTGCTGGCTTGCAGGGCGTGGCGTCAATCCCCACCATGCTTGCAGGTTTACCTATGAGGGCGGCTGGCGTTGTTAGCAAGGCAGTTATGCCTACAGTTGAATTTGCTGCACCAAAAGTGGCGCAGACTGTTTCAAATATTGGACGCTATCTAACTGCGGCGCCAGAGGCTGGCAAGGTTATGGGTCTGGGTCAGCGCATGGTCCAGGCCGGTGCTGGAGGCGTCGGTTATGGATTGCTTGGTGGGGCTGGAGCAAGCGAGGGACAGACAGCAGGAGAGATAGCAACAGACGCTGGAAAGAGCGCGCTGATGGGTGCGGTGCTTGGACCTATTACGCAGCCTGTAATGGGCGTTTTAGGAGCTGCTGGACGCCAGGTTGCTGGCAGGTATGGTTCACAAGAAACGGCATCTACCTATGCCCAGCAAAAGGTTGCCGAGGCGCTGCTGCGCGATACGCCACCAGATTTACTGCAAAGCGCATTGGGTATGGCGCAGGCCAGGATGGGTAAGCTCGGACCAGAGGCGCGTATTGCTGACGTTGGTGGCGCCAATGTTCGGCAATTGCTGGACACTATTGCTACGCTACCTGGTGAAACAAAGCAGGCTCTGGAGCGTGCTATCCGTGAGCGCCAGGCTGGACGTGCAGGCCGGTTAGTGACTGCCGCTGACGAGGCTTTAGGCACACAGGGTGCGCAGTTTCAGCAAAGCATTGATGCATTTAATGCACAACGCCAGTCTGAATCTCGACCCTTTTATGACATTATTGATAAAGCGACTGTCAAGGTTGACGATACTTTAGCTGCATTGTTAAGACGATCTGAGTCTTTGCAGGGTCCTGCTGAGT